GGCGCTAGCGGCGCTCAAAAGGACTGTAAGGCAGCCTACGAGTGGCTAGACAGCTTCGATGCCATTGTCATCTCTATGGACTCTGATGAACCTGGACAGAAGGCTGCGAGAGAGATTGCAGAGCTGTTTGGTGGTAAATCAGCCATTATGAAGAACCCACCAGAGTACAAGGATGCCTGCGACTATCTAGCCGCTAATGACTCCAAAGCCTACATTGCTGCCTTCTGGGGAGCAGAGAAGTTTGTACCTGATGGTATCATCAATGGCGCTAGTCTCTGGGATGAAGTGAACAGGCCAGTGGAGAAGTCTGCTGTAATGTACCCTTGGGAGAGCCTGAACAAGCTAACCTATGGCATCAGAGAGGCTGAGCTAGTCACCATCACAGCAGGCTCTGGGCTAGGCAAGTCACAGTTTGTCAGAGAGATAGTGTGGCATATCCTGAAGCACTCTGAGGATAACATAGGCTTACTATTCCTAGAAGAGAACGCACGTAAGACTGCGCTGTCTCTAATGTCTCTGGCGGTTAACAAGCCCTTGCACCTACCTGACGTAGAAAGCACTGAGGAGGAACGCTGGGAGGCTTTCGAGGCCACTATGGGTACTCAGAGGCTGTTTATGTTCGACCACTTCGGCTCCACCAGCATAGACAACATCATAGCCCGTTGCCGCTACATGGCTAAGGCGCTGGACACCAAGTACCTGTTCCTAGACCACGTTAGTATTGTTGTGTCTGCACAGAGCAATGGTGACGAGAGAAAGGCGCTGGACGAGATATGCACAAAGCTGCGTATGTTGGTTCAAGAGACTGGTATCACACTGTTTATGGTGAGCCACCTGAAGAGACCTGATGGCAAAGGCCACGAGGAAGGAGCTGCTAGTAGCCTGTCACAGCTCAGAGGCTCTGCATCCATTGCACAGCTCTCAGACATGGTGATAGGACTAGAGAGGAACGGCCAGGCTGAAGACCCAATAGAAAGGAATACTACCAATGTCAGAGTGCTGAAGAACCGTTTTTGCGGCACTACAGGGCCTGCTGGCGGGTTGTTGTTTGACCAGAAAACAGGTAGGATGGTAGAAGTTAAGGAAGAGGGTTTGTAATGAGATGCATAGCGTGTAACAAGAATTTATCGGACTTTGAGTCTACAAGGAAATCTGCTGAGAGTGGAGAGTTTTTAGATTTGTGCAATGATTGCTTCTTTTACACTGAGGATGACATTGCTACCATTGACAGAGATGATCTGAGAAGTGAATCTGACACAGTATTGGAGAGCCAAGAATATGAGCAAGATTGGAACTTGGGTAATGACAGTTCAGGAGAGTAAGGCTGAACTGAGCAGACTAAACCCTTTCGACAAACACAGTAATAAAGCAAACGCAGCGAGGCAGTATTATGTTGAATACAGTAACAACAGACCAAAGAGTGATAGCGTGGTTCAGTTGCGGAGCAGCTAGTGCAGCCGCTACCTATTTGGCTAGACATAAGTACAAAACTCCTAACTTTGAGGCTGTCTACTGTAGAGTAGCGGAGGAGCATAGGGATAATTTTAGATTTTTAAACGACTTCTCCAGTAAGTTTACGTTACCAATAAAAATAATTGGCGACTCCTCTGCTGAGTTTTCTATTTACAAGGTTTTTGAACAAAGGAAGTTTATCAAAGGGCCTCTAGGTGCTCCTTGTACTATGATATTAAAGAAAGATGTAAGGAAAAAATATCAAAGAGAAGGAGATATACAAGTATTTGGATACACTAGCGAAGAGGAAGATAGGGCAAACAGGTTCATAGACTCCAACAACGATGTTGATGTTGATTTTATTCTGTTAGAAAACAACTGGACTAAGAAAGACTGCCTAGAGTTTGTTAGAGATAACAACATAGAAATACCAGTTATGTACAAACTAGGTTATAACAACAACAATTGTGTTGGTTGCGTTAAAGGTGGTATGGGATACTGGAATCAAATACGAGTAGACTTTCCTGAAGCATTTGATAAGATGGCAAAGCTAGAACGCAAGTTAGGCCACGCTATAAACAAAGACAAGAATGGTGCAGTGTTCTTAGATGTTTTAGCGAGTGATAGAGGAAACTTTAAGAAAGACTTACCCAGTGATTGTGGATTCACTTGCGAGTGGAAACAACAAACATTTAAGTTTTAGAGGCAGTATTATGTTGATTACGCTGGACATAGAAACAAACACCAGCCACGACACTATCTGGATAGTAGTAACTCAGGACGTTGAGACTGGTGAGATGCTAGAGCACTACTCTGCTGAGACTCTGGAGCCTCTGCTTCGTGACTCAGAAGGCGTTATTGGTCACAACATCATAGGCTTCGATGCGCCAGTGCTAGAGAAACAGTGGTCACTACAGATACCTACAGAGAAGCTAAAGGATACGCTAGTGCTAAGTAGGCTCTGGAACCCGTCTCTGGAGGGTGGACATAGCCTGGACTCTTGGGGCAAACGCTTTGGAGACCACAAGATAGAATTCCACGACTATGACGCTGGACTGTCTGATGAGATGGTGGAGTATTGCAGGCAGGACGTAGCCCTAACCACAAGGCTTTACAAGCATTTAACAAACACACTGAATCTAGAGGAGTTTAAACCGCAGTGCGTAGATTTAGAAGAGAAGGTGTACATCATTACGGCTCAGCAGGAGCGCAACGGCTTCATGCTAGACGTAGAAGCAGCTACCACACTCTGGCAAGACATAACACACAAGATGAGGACGATAACATCGGAGCTACAGAAGGTGTTCCCTCCGATAGTGGAGGAACGCTGGAGCGAGAAGACAGGCAAGAGACTGAAGGACAAGGTGACTGAGTTTAACGTAGGCTCTCGTAAGCAGATTGCAGAGAGGCTAGAAGGTGTAGGTGTTAAGTTTAAGTTACAGACTGAGAAGGGAGCTATCATTGTTAATGAGAAGGTGCTGGAAGGCATCGACATCCCTGAAGCTAAGATGATCTACGAGTACCTGATGCTACAGAAGAGAGCAGCACAGATAGACTCTTGGTTAACTCACGAGAAGGACGGCAGGGTACATGGTAGGGTGATTACCAATGGCGCTGTAACAGGCCGTATGACACACCACAGCCCTAACCTAGCTCAAGTACCTTCTGTGTCTGCACCGTATGGTAGAGAGTGTAGATCATTCTGGACTGTGCCTGAGCACCACAAGCTAGTAGGCTGTGATGCCAGTGGCTTAGAGCTGCGTATGCTGGCACACTACATGCGTGATGAGAACTACACCAACGAGATACTTAGCGGTGACATTCATACAGCTAACATGAAAGCAGCAGGACTCACTGACCGCAACCAAGCCAAGACTTTTATCTACGCCTTCCTGTACGGTGCTGGCCCAGCTAAGATAGGTCAGATAGTAGGCGGTGGCTACAAAGAAGGACAACAGCTTACAGATTCCTTCCTACGCAACACACCAGCACTGGCTAGGCTGCGAGAGCGTGTAACTAAGTTCTCGGCAGGCGGTACACTTCCAGGTCTGGACGGTAGACGCTTACGGGTCAGGTCAGAACACGCAGCACTAAACACGCTGCTACAGGGTGCAGGCGCTATAGTGATGAAGCAGGCGCTGGTGTTGATGGCAGAGTCACTAGACACGTACGCTATTCCGTACAAGATAGTAGCTAACGTGCATGACGAGTTTCAGATAGAAGTACCAGAGAATTTTGCTGATGTAGTAGGCAAAGCAGCAGTACGAGCCATCAAGAAAGCAGGAACTGTGTTAGACCTGCGCTGCCCTCTTGATGCTGAATACAACGTAGGTAATAACTGGGCAGAAACGCATTGACAAATGTGTACGAAATATGGTATAATATACATAGATCAGTTGTGATCTAAAACAGCACTTAAACGCAACAATTCAATCAAAGGTGATATTATGAGTGAAGCAAAACCAGTAACAGTAAACGCAGAGATGATGTGGTCTAGCCTACAAGAGGTCAACCGCATGTCAGGTAAGTACCAAGTAGACCTAGCACAGCTATCCTCAGCAGCAGTAGAAGCTCTGGAGATGATGGGCTTGAGTGTACGCAACAAAGAAGGTCAGGGAGACTTTGTAACTGTGAAGTCTAACCATCCTATCCGCGTGTACGACACTGACGGTAAAGAGATTACAGGCATCTTGATAGGTAATGGCTCTAAAGCTAAGGCTGTATTGTCCTACTACGACTGGAAGTCTCCAGCAGGTCAGGCAGGACGTAGCCCTAAGATGTACAAGCTAGTAGTCACTGACTTAATTCCCTATGGCGGCAAGGAAGAGTTTGTCGAAGTAGATATGGAAGAAGCCCTGTGATATTAATTGATGCAGACATTCTAGTCTATCGTGTAGGCTGGTCTTGCAACGAAGAATCTGAGAACACTGCCGTCAGCACCATCGACGGCTTTATCTCTGACATTCTGTTGCAGCTCAACGTAGACGAAGAAACAGACTACTATGTTCTGTATCTCACTGGCAAAGGAAACTTCCGCAAGGAATATGCCGTTACTGCTGAGTACAAAGGAAACCGTAAAGATAAGGCAAAGCCCGTGCATATACAGGCACTACGCCAACACCTTATCGACAAGTGGGCTGCTGTGGTTACTGAAGGAGAAGAGGCAGACGATGCCATAGCCATAGCAGGTACACTACACGGTGATAAAGCCATCATGGTCTCCCTAGACAAGGACTTTGATCAGATTCCAGGTTGGCATTATAACTTTGTAAAGAAGAGTAAATACTATGTTAAGCCAGAGGACGGCTTACGCTTTTTCTACCGCCAGATACTGATGGGTGACAGGATTGACAACATCATAGGTATCAGAGGTATTGGTGAGAAGAAGTCAGAGAAGATTCTCAAGGACTGTGTTACTGAGCAGGAACTTTACGACAAGTGCGTAGAAATGTACGAGGGAGACGAAGACAGAGTGATAGAGAATGGTAGGATGCTCTGGCTACGTAGGTACGAAGGTGAGGTATGGAGTTTCAATGAAACCAAGGAATAACGGAAGATGGACAGAAGCGCGTTTCCGTTCCTTTATCGTCTCTGCACTCAGACAAGCTCACGCTAAGTGGGGTGTAAAGCACGATGTAAAGTCAGCGGCTAGGGTAGCTAGAGGGATGTACAAATGTGCCAAGTGTGGTAAAGGCTCTCCAGCTACTCTACCACCGCTAGAAGGAAAGAAACGCAGACGCAACAACGCAGCAGTAGATCACATAGATCCAGTAGTAGACCCAGAAGTAGGCTTTATTGATTGGAACACCTACATAGAGAGAATGTTCATCGAAGCTGAAGGGTATCAGGTACTGTGTCACAAGTGTCACACTGCAAAGACTAACGCAGAGCGTAAGAGGCGAAAGAAATGACTCAGATGAGAGAAACAGCACAAGACAAAGTTCGCGAAGAAAAACTTTTGCGTATAATGTCTGAGCATCTAGGTTGTCATTACTGGCAAAACCCTAACCTTATAAAGTATAGACTAGATGGTTGGTTTTATAAGCCTAAGTTTGAAGGTGACAACAAAGGCTCTATGGTAGGCTGGGCAGAATGTAAATGGTATGGGGATGGTAAGACTGCTTTTTGTGCCTTGAATGTTCCTAAGTATGCGGAGCTTATAAACCTGAGCGAGATGACAGGACTTCCCAGCTATTTTGTTTTTAGAGAGCAAGGAAAATGGGGATACATTGTTCTACATACTGGCTCTAACAAAGCAGCGACATTCTCTGTTATTCAAACAGGAGGAACACCAAAAGGAAGAACTCCAAACCCAGATGACATAGAGCCTTTAATAAAGTTCGACAAATCTTGCATACAGTGGCAAGAAGCTGGAGACAACTAATGACTAAGCATCTAGTAATACCAGACACACAAGTAAAACCTGGAGATAAGGCAGAGCATCTACGCTGGGCTGGAGAATACGCAGCAGAGAAGAAGCCTGACGTTATCGTCCACATTGGTGACCACTGGGACATGCCTAGCCTAAGCAGCTATGACGTAGGCAAGAAGTCCTTTGAAGGTAGGCGCTACATCAACGACATCAACGCAGGCATTAACGCGATGCGTAAGTTCCTAGAGCCTATACAGCGTGAACAAGACAGGCTAAAGCGTAACAAGTGGAAGCAGTGGAATCCTCGTATGGTGTTTACTCTAGGTAATCACGAACACCGTATAGAGAGAGCTATTGAGTCAGACCCTAAGCTGGATGGTCTGCTGAAGTATGATGACTTTATGTTAGAGGAGATGGGCTTTGAAGTTGTACCGTTTTTGGAACCTATTGTCATTGATGACATCGCCTACTGCCACTACTTCACTTCAGGTGTTATGGGCAGGCCAGTTAGCTCTGCTAAGTTAATGCTGGCTAAGAAGTACATGAGCTGCATCATGGGCCACGTACAAGATAGAGACATAGCCTATGCTCGTAAGGCAGACGGCACAAACCTATTAGGACTGTTCTCAGGTATCTACTACCAGCATGACGAGGACTACTTAACGCCACAGACTAACGGAAGCTGGGCAGGTATATGGATGTTGAACGAAGTAGCTAATGGCGGTTGCGATGAACTACCAGTTAGCATAAACTATCTGAGAGATAAGTACGGAGACTGAGATGGCTCTCACTTACTACGACTTACTAGACAAGCTAAAGCTACTAGACGAACTAACACTTATAGAGATATTAGATATAAGCTCAGAAGAGTTAGTAGACGCCTTCAGCGAGAAAGCTAATGATAAACTAGAACAATTGCAAGAGGATTTTAGACATGAGACTCAATGACGCAACACCAGCAGACTGGGATAGAGTACGTAAGCAACACCCAGCAATAGAGAAGACAGGACTAGAGGCATGGATGAAGGCAGCACACGATGAAGATGCAGACCTCTGGGAAGACGAAGAAGAAGACATGGTAGGTGCGCCTAAACACTACAACTCAGGGAACATAGAATGTATTGAAGCTATAGAAGAGTCTATGTCCAGTGTTGCATTCAAAGGCTACCTAAAGGGCAACTGTATGAAGTATCTGTGGCGCTATGACTACAAAGGTAAGCAGGTAGAAGACCTACAGAAAGCTCAGTGGTACTTAAGCAAGCTGACACAAGTAGTGGTGTTTGAGAATGAGGATAACAGCTGATGGACAGACAACCAGTGTTTGAGCTGATACACTATCCAGAGTTCGGAGAAGTAGAGAGGATATGTCCAGCAGTCAAGATAGTCTATACGATATATAACGATGGGTTAACATTATCTGACATGAGAGAGCAGTTTGATTACTTCTTAAGAGCATGCTCCTACCACATACCACCAAATGAGGAATAATAATGGATCAGTACCAACAGTTTATACACAAGAGCCGCTACGCACGATGGCTACCTGAGCAGAAGCGTAGAGAAACATGGGCAGAGACAGTGAACCGCTATGTAGCCTTCTGGGTTGACAGAGGTCAGCTAGACCAGAAGACCAGCAGCAAGATGTTTGATGCTATACATAACATGGACGTTATGCCTAGCATGCGCTGTATGATGACAGCAGGTGAAGCTCTAGACAAAGACAACGTAGCTGGATTTAATTGTAGTTACTTAGCCATTGACTCACCACGTAGCTTTGACGAGTTGATGTACGTGTTGATGTGCGGTACAGGCGTGGGCTTTAGCGTAGAGCGTAACTTCATTACCAAGCTGCCAGTAGTTGCGGAGACCTTTCACAAGACTGACAGTGTTATTGTTGTTAGTGATAGCAAGATAGGCTGGGCCTCTGCATTCCGTGAGCTGATAGCTATGCTGTATGCTGGTAAGATACCTGAGTGGGACATGAGCAGGGTACGACCAGCAGGGGCTAGACTGAAGACCTTTGGCGGACGTGCAAGCGGACATGAACCACTGCTAGACCTGT